TACAGATGACTCGCCGGATACGAAGGCACCGTTTCCGATAGCTACACTATCGTAGCTAGAAACACGAGCCTGATTACCGATGGCTACTGTGTACTCCACCAAACTTTCAGCGTGAGAGCCGAATGCGAAGGAGTTACGACCTGCTGCAGTAGCGTTATTACCACCTGCGAACCCATTTTCACCAGTTACTGTATTATTAGTACCAAATGCTAGTGCGTTGTTAGCGTCTATTGTATTTTGGTAACCAGATACCAAAGAGCTATGAGAAGTAGCTGTAATGTTATTGTCCGTGCCTACCAAAGTATTGTTATTAGCAGCAAATACGTTTACTGCTAAAGATGCGATTGTTGCTGTCATTAATACTGTTTTATTCATTGTTTTAATCTCCTATATTTTGTACAATACAGGTAGAGTGTTATTAGATCATCACTCTACCGAGCCTACTGAAAACTTCTTCTAAATGCTTTTCACAGTAGGCTCTTTTTCTTTTTCTAATTCATGGATATCTTCTAACCAATATCCAGCCAAAATCCAAAGTGTAACACCTAGCATGGTTTGACAAAACCATGTCCAAAAATCGATTACATCAAGTTGTAGGCTACCCATAGCACCGACTGACAAGATTGCACCGATAATTCTTAATGCATAACATACTTTAATCACTGTTGAAACACTCCTTATAGTGCTAGCTTCATAAGGCTTATGATTACAAATAAGCTAATACCAGCACTTAACCCTAATGCCAATATCCAAAGGCAAAATATACCGATTTCTGTTAGTAGCCTCATTACATCCAAGCCTCCCTGAATTCTTTTTCAACCTTAGCTTTAGACCAGCCTAAATCATTTAGTAGGTAGTTTTTAAACCCCTCTTTGTCAATATCAAAGGTACGGCCTTTTTTACCTTCCGTTTGCCAGCATTGAGCAAATTTGAATTTATCTCTTGCTATGCACTCACGAATTGATGTAGTTGTACGGCCTAGTACTTTTGCCATTTGACTACATGAAATTGTTTTAGTCATTTAATCACACTCCTTTATAATTCGATATTTCGTATTCACTTAGTAAAAAAAAGTTCATCAATAGTTAGTTCTGTTTTTAACTCTTTTTGGATAGTTTTGCACTCATTTAAGGTTAAAGGATACTTTCCGTTTAACTTATCAACAATTGTTGCGTATCTACTACCAAGTTTTTCAGATAATACCTTTTTATTCCACCCCCTACGAGCAAGTTCTGCATTTAAGTTAGGATACATTTACTCACCACCTTTCTATATTTCGTACCGGTAATTCGTTATTTCGTATCACCTTATGCACACATTGTAATTCGAAATATCGAATTTGTCTAATAAAATCTTATTTAAATACGTTTAAATTTGCTTTAAATTTGTAATATCGTATTTAGATATTGAAATATCGTATTACATATAGTATTATAAGTATAGTTAGATATAGGAGTGTATGTTATGACGAGAGAAGATTATCTAAAGCAATTAATCATAGAGGACTCTGGAACATTAAAAGACTTCGCTAAAAAGATTAATATGCCATATACAACTTTATATTCTATTTTAAAAAATGTAGGCGGTGCATCTATTGATAATATAATTAAGATATGCAAGGTGCTTGGTGTGTCGGCTGATGAGTTAGCTAAAATGGATGGTGTTGAAGATACACGCAAAGGCTATTATACAAATCCAGAAACGGCTGAGTATGCTGAAATGTTGCGTACACGTCCAGGTGCTAGGCTTCTGTTCTCGGCTGCGAAAGACATATCAAAAGAGGATATGCAAAAGGCGGTGGAATTCATCGAGTTTTTGAAATCAAAAAATAAATAATGTTAGGGAGTGTGTTGTATTGGTAGTAAATATAATTTACTGCGATTTACCATGTGTTAAGGCGATATCTGAGGAAACAGACGATATCGACACGCATAATATATATGTAAATAAAAACTTGCCACATGATAAAATGAAAGCAGAAATACGGCATGAGTTATCTCACATAATCAACGATGATTTTTATTTAGATAGCCATGTTAATTTAGTAGAGGAAATGGTAAGGCGATATGATCTAAAAGACGAAAATCTAACAGATGATATTAATTTCTACCATCATTTCAAGTAAGGGAGATAAGGAAATGAAAAAGTTAGTTGTGTTGTTGTTATTGGTATTGTGTATTCCGCTTGCTATATTTGCGAATGATAACCGCAATGTAGTTGGTATATCTCACAATATGGAAGTAAGTGTTGGTATTGATTTAAATAGTATTAACGTAATCAGATACGAACCGCCTTATTACATTATCAATGTAACGGAATATCACAAGAATTTTGCCAAAGGTTTATGGGGAATGCGTACATCACAATATTTCTTTGACTATAATAAGCAGGAAATACAAACAAAGACATTAAAGCAATATACAAGTGATGGTTCATCTGACTTTGTAGAAGATGAATACTACAATACAGATTTAAGAACTGCACAAAAGGATAGTCTTGCTTACCTAATAGGTAATTACATATTCTATAAATCTTATGGAATGTACTTTTCAAAGGAATTACAAGACCAGTACGGAAATCGTGATGTATTAAAGAAATAAAAAAAGAGCCACCTACACAGGTGGCTCTCCTACTAAAGATGATTAACTATAGAATTGTCAAAAGGATGATATATTATGGCAATGAAACGAGCTAACGGCTCTGGTACTGTATATAAGATGAAACATAAGCCACTACGCAAGCCGTATCGTGCAGTAGTTACTTATGGATACGATGCTAATGGTAAGGCTATCCGTAAATCTGTAGGTACTTTTGCAACTCAAAAAGAAGCCTATACTGCCCTAGCCTTATATTCCACTAACCCACCGCCAGAAGAACAACGTAAAATCACATTTGGCCAATGCTTTGAGTGGCGAATTGAAGAAGCGGAACGGCAAGGGTTATCACAAGGTCGCATGAAGATCATACGCACAATACAAAAAATGGTGGCACATCTAAATAATATAGAAATGAAGAATATGCGTGCTGCACATTTTCAACCTATCTTCGATAAATCAACTCATACTAAATCATACCAAAAGTTAATTAAGGCTATCATTGTATCAGTAGGTACTCTTGCAGTTAAGCAAGAAATTATCCCACGCAACTATTTTTCAGATATCATCATCAATAAAAATGCCACTCCAATTAAAAAGGCTAATATTTTTACGAATTTTGACCTCTACGCTATGTGGCAACACTCTAACGATATAATTATCAAGCTAACATTAATCTACGCTTATACAGGCCTTAGATTGAACGAATTACAAACAATGAAGTTAGATGATATCCATTTAAAGGAACGATACATGATAGGCGGTTCTAAAACGGAAGCTGGTAAGGATAGATGTATCCCTATTGCAGAATGTATATATCCTTTCATCAAGGAATTGTATCAGCAAGCAAAATTTAAGCGTGTAGCGTGCCTTTTAGACAAGGTAATACATAAAGACACCTACCGCAGAGAAATGCAGCGTATGTGTCAAAATCTTAATCTAGGCGAACATAAGCCACATGATACTAGACATACATTTATATCTATGGCAAGCAATGTAGGTATAGATGAAGTTATCATTAAACGTATTGTAGGACATTCTAGTAAAAATAACATAACGCAAGAAGTGTATACTCATAAAACCATGCAACAATACATTGATGCGGTGAATAAACTACCATTTGGTGATGCATTAAAGGGTGAGCAACAGTTGAGCAACGCTAACGAAATGTAACAAAATTTACCATACAGGCAAAATAAAAAACCCAGTAAGTACGCATACCTACTGGGTTCTTATTTTTGTGTTCTTATTCAGCGGAGATAATTCAAAAGAGTTAACTATCCGCATAATAACTGCATTTCTTCAATTTTAGGTTGAGCAACCGTTGAGCAACCGTTACAAATTTTGCAGAGATTTAGAGGCCTAATGATCGTCTGACACGCTTTTTATTACACTGCTTGAACCAGATGCTTTGCCATATAGCCGTTCCATGCCTTGACGGGTTACAAGCCACATTTTCCCAGACTTTCTAAACTCGCCTTCTTTAAATCCGTTCTTCACACGACCTCTACAGTTTTGTTTAAGAGAATCAGCAGTAACATTCCACCGCTCTGCAGCCTCTTGGGTTGTCATAATATCATCTAGTTCAAATTTCAATTTTATCACCCTCTAACTAAACGTTTAATTGCTAGTATCAAAATAATAATAGTTGCTATATTAATTAACCATTCTAAATATTGCATAATTCACCTCGTTGATTTACAATGATGTTGAGAAGGTGGCGGGGCTTTCACCCGCCTGCTTTTTAGTCTTTGCTAACAAGCTTTAGTATTGCTAGTGCCAGTACCAGTGGCGTTAACGCATTTGCTAAACTTGTTAGCTTTTCTATTATGTCCACTATCATCACCTCCTTACAATTATATTATACCCTTTATCGTGTATAAAGTCAAGTGTTTATTTTGATTTTTACAAACAAAAATAGAGCCTACCAACCTAGATTTATTCTAGGTTGGTAGGCTCTTTTAATCTTTTGTCATTCTTTCGATAATCTTTTGAAATCAATCCATGAGTCCACCTGCTCATGATCAGGAGATAATCGGATCACCTCTCAGTCATCGACGAATTGCACCTGCTAATCCAAATGCACCGCTTACCACGGCCCATGTATCACGTTGCCTTTTAAGGCGCTGTTCTGTTCGTTTGTTGCGTTTGATTTGTTCTATCAATTCTTCTAATGATGTCGAGGCTTCGTTCAATTTCGCTTCTTGCGTCGTCAAGAGATTGGAGACTTTCGTTAATTCTTGCCCCTGTTTCTCGTTGATTGCTTTGAGCGCGTTCAATTCCTTCGTCCGTTCTTCGTTGATAATCTTCAATTCTGTTAATGCTGTTCCCTGCGTCGCGGTTAAGCTGTTGGCTTGTTGCAATGCTTTCTCGGAGTTGTTGATTGAGCTTTCTGCTTTCATCAAGCGCCCTTCGAGTTCGTTCCAACTGCTCACGGGTACGTTGATAGTCGGCTCTTGTGTCGAGGTATCCTCCGATGAGGCTGCATGTGAAACCGATGAGAAGAATGCTAAGCATACCACAAATAACGCGCTTAAAAGTAAACGCAGATACAATTTTCGTCTTGATAGTTTCATACATGGTAACTCCTTCCTAAATATTACTACCCCACTGTGCGCCCCACCATCGAGCGGTGCCGCGTAACCAGTCGCCCCCGCTCCATCGTTCGTCGCCTGCATGGCACACTAAGAGGTCCCATCGGTCAACGTTGGAGTCTGGGCCGTAAGTATTGTTAGGGTATCCAGTCGGATCTAAATAATAGAGGTCGAGGCCGTCCTTATTATCGGCCGCTTCAGCGTGTGTCATTTGATGTTGTATATCAAGTGCTACACCCGCGTTAATAGTGAGCACTGCCATAATCTGTGTCATAGTGGTTAACTGTGCTTTGGTTGGTGGTTCGCTTCCTAAATTATTTTCACTTACTGCATCCCAACATGCTTCAATAGCTATACCTACAGCGTTACTGTTGCGCATGTATGTGTGTTCTTTATAATCTGTTAATGCCTCCATATCGGTCAACATCGTGCCATCTCGGGCGATGTTGATATGGTAATCTGTGAAGTGCTTACCACCTTTTACGCCGGTCCAATGATAGTATGCCTTTTCAATTTGGCCATATGCTTTTAGCGCTAAGGCCTGTAACTCGTCCATTGTAATTTGTCTAAACATTTATTTCCCCCTCTCGTCATGGTTAATATCATCCGATAATTGCTGAATACATGGTCTGTTCACCGGCAACGTATTAGGCTCCTCTAACTTATCTGGTATCCCGTTATGGTCTTTGTCGATGAACATGCCACAAAGCCCTACAATTGACATAAGTACCGACGGCACGAATATGTGGTCAATGATAAGAATACCCTTATCGATAAGCTGATTCGCTTCAGGTGACACATAACCTCTAATCGTTGATAATACATACTGGGTAACGACTAACACCATAGGTACTAGCATGACGAGGACTAATGCCCTCGTTGCTAATACGCCAGTTGGCCTTATGCCCGCTATTCGGATGGACTGATATGACCGCTTGATGCGGTTAATGATAGCTAACTTATCCATTACCCCTCCATGCTCTAATAATCTCGAGTACGCCATGAAATACCTTTCCAAAGTCGACGAGGTCATCTTCAACCATTTCACGTAAGTTCTCAATAATGGACCAACATTCTGAGAAGAACGGAATTAGCATGAATAGGAATGAAAAGATATGGTCCAGGAATAGTTCAGTATTCGGAATCGGAATATCCGGTAGCGATTCAAATACTACCGATAAGACCATCCACGCGGGGTACTGGACACATAACTTTGTTAGCAAATCGGATCGTAAGCGTTCACTCATCAGGTACCTACGTTTCAGGCCTGTAGTCGCGTCAACATATCCGCCCTTACCCCATCCATACCATGCGAGCGTTGTAAGTAAAGTTATAGGCGTATTATTTCTGTGATTATCCTTGTTATACCTAAGCACCTCCGTCGTAATACGTTGCGCTGCGTCAATGAATAGCAGCACAGTTGTTAATATGATAATAACGCCCATACTGACAATATGCTCATGTGACACACCGCTAATCAGCATTACTAAAATGTCGTTCAATATATCCATTCACTCCCCCTAAATGTGATAGTTAAGTAGGGTGAACACATGCAAGCGAGGCTTTGAGTACAAACGAATCCGTCAATGTCCGCCAAGCCTCGCTCATAAAATCAGTTAATTCTTGCATGTGTTCTCCCTGTGGTTTGATTAATTATAAATGGTCAGAGTTTTGGATGCCTGTGTTGATGTAGCTATTGTTAGCCGCACCCCATTCAATGGTATTCATATCAAAGGCCAGAGTTTTGGATGCCTGTGTTGATGTAGCTATTGTTAGCCGCATATTGTTATTATCCCCTTTAAACGTTACGTTTTCAGGGGTTTCTACAAAGTAAGGGCCATATGAGTTATAGTTATCACCTAAATTAAGCGTTGCTGGTCTATTGGCATAAATTACCTTTTTCGTAACATTCCAATTCTTAGGGTTATCTTTGAAATTACCTCTAACTGTGTTATTTGAAATATTCATTTTCAAGATATCCCCATAGCGTTTGTATACAATGCCATTTTCGGTATATTCTTCATCAGCAACTGCATCAGTTCGAACACCAGCAATTTTGTATTCTGCAACTTTTGCACCTGTGAAATTGTGATAAGTGAGTTTTATATCATCTTCGCCTAGAGGTGGAATTGTAATAGTGCAAGCCCCAGTACTGTTGAGCGTGAAAGGTGTGTCGTTACCAACTACCTTAACGCTGTAATGAGGTTCACCTGTTACTGCTACAACCTGTTGCCCCTTGGTTACGCTTGGAATAGTCAACGGCTTAAATTCAGTCCGAGGAAACGGCTTACCCATATTGCCAATTAAAGCAGTAAGTACATCATCAATACTGGTACTCTCGCACCATACGTTACCATTTAGCAATAGCTGATGAGCGTTGTCGGCTGTGGCCCTTGGCGTATACTGACTGATTTCAGATTTCTTTACATAGCCATTTAAATCGGAATACTTAGCAAAGGATTGTCCCTCTATTTTGTTGACATAACGACTAGAAGCATCACCAGGCGTTAATGCGTATTGACCAATCTCTGATTTCCTAACAAAAGCACCTAAATCACCTTTATAGGCAAACGTTTGAACAGACCAGCCCTTTTGAGCATAATGGTTATTGGCGTCTGTTCTAGATAAATAGTTATTTAGCTCTGTTTTAGTAGCGTAAGCCGATAAATCGACGTTTCCACCACCAGTGCCACCACCAGAACCTGGAGGTCCAGGAGGGCCAGGAGGTCCTTGCAGTCCTGGGTCTCCTTTTGGACCTTTAAGTGCTGCTAGTTGTTCTTGAGTGAAGTCAGAATATTTAAAAGGTTCACCTTTAGGGCCTTTTAACTTTTCAAGCTGTTCTGGTGTAAGTTGTACACTTGATGTATACCGACTAATTTCAGATTTCTTTACATAGTCACTTAAATTAGCCCTAGCAGCATAATTATTATCTGCATAGACTCTAGATACAAAAGTATCCTTAATCGCCGCTGTCGTCATATAACTATTAAGATCAGTTTTCTTAGAATACGTATTATCTGCAAAAACTCTAGATACAAAGGCGTTATTAGCCGCTGCTGTCGTCATGTAGCTATTTAATGTAGACTTAGCAGCATAGTTATTATCTGCAAAAATTCTAGATACAAAAGTGTTACTAGCTGCCGCTGTCTTCATATAGTCGCTTAGACTAGCTTTAGTCGCATATGTATTTTCTGCAAAGAGTTTAGATACATAATAGTTATTAAGTGCCGCTGTCTTTACATAGTCACTTAAATTAGTTTTAGTAGCAAATGTAGTATCACAATATTCTTTTGTAGGATAAGCGGATAAATCTACACTACCGCCAGTACCAGGAGGACCTGGGTCTCCTTTAGGGCCTTTTAATGCGTTAAGTTGGTCTTGAGTGAAATCACTAAACTTAAAAGGTTCACCTTTTGGTCCTCTTTCACCGTCTGCTCCACGCTCCCCAGGAGTTCCAGGTTCACCTTTCGGCCCTGGTAATCCTACATCACCTTTAGGGCCTTTAAGTGATGCTAATTGCTCAGCGGTGAACATATCATAAGTAAAAGGCTTTCCATCTTTACCAGGTTCACCTTTAGGACCAGGGTCGCCTTTAGGGCCTTGTAACTTAACAAGCTGCATATTGTCTTTGACTTTAATATTTTCAACACTGTCTTTGATGCGGATGCTATCAACAGGAGAAGGTTTCAAATACACGTTTTCTTCGCTCATATCATTTCCCCCTATTACTGATACCTTCGATTACATTAACTTGACCCTTAACAAGGCATTTAATAGGACGGTCGCCGTTCCATAAGAACAAATCCCATTGGTATTTACCAGCTTCGAGCATATTTGTATCTAAAGAAAGAGTGATTTTACAAGCTTCATCATCTTTCAAAGCATCAGTAGATACGTTGATACTAAACTTCACTTTATATTCTTCGTCGTATGGACACTTACGAACACAAGCAAAGAGATTTGTCTCATCAACAAGATTGTTATACCCAATATTTAGAGAAATCACTTCCCCTTTGATTGCATCAAGGTTGTGTAGAACCGGTAGTTTCATCTTTGTGCTCCTCGTCCATTAAATCATTATGGACACAGCCCTCAGTTGGGCATGTGCCATCCTCATTAAGCACTTCCCAACAATACTCACAAAATTCCATAACTGGTACTTTGCTGTCCCCAATAAATTTAGGCATATTATCGCACCTCCTTAATACGTGTTACCATTTCGTCATTTAATTTAATATATTGTGCGCTAATAGCCGTAGTAGGTTTGCCCATCAATAGTAAACGCCGTTGAGCTTCTTCTAAGGATTTAAAGCGCGGTTCGTATTCAGATTTGATTGAGTTAATTTTATCTTCCTTTGTAGGAACATACGGATCAGGCGCAACGAATTTTCCGTCTACATACGCTTTACCAGCCATGAACTCATCAAGCATTGCATCCCCATTTTCGGAATACACATGCTGTGCATTTGGGTAATCGTGTTCAGCTTGCGCCATAATATCATCACGGCTCAATGTGTTATCACACAGGGATGTAATACGCTCCCCTTTGTCATTTAAAATAAATACATATTGATTCATAGTCGTATCCTTTCGGAGGTGAAATTATGCGCCGTTACGCCATTATACTAAAACGTAGACAACGCAATACCATTACATTAAGGCAACTATTTAACGAGTGGTTGCCTATTCACTCTCAATCTATTTCTGATAGCGCTGTTAAGTCTTATTACATTGCTTTTAAACACATATCCAGCATATCGGATATGCCTATCACGGATATTCATTTTCAGCACCTTCAAAATGTGATTAATTCCATGCACGTAAAAGGACTTTCCTACTCATCTTGTAAGAAAGTCCGTACATTACTTAATCAATTATTAAATTACGCAATCATTAAAGATTACCCTATCACTAATTACGCCTTACACTTAAACCTAGGCCACAATATCCCAACGATTAAGAGAAGAGTATTCACTCGCCAACAAATCAACAAATTATGGGCAATAGATACTTCTTATTCTCGCATGATTTTAATGCTGCTCTACACAGGGCTCCGCATAGGTGAGCTACTTAATTTACGTAGGCAGGATATCAATAGACGATCATCATACCTTATTGTGAGACACGCTAAAACAAAAGCCGGTGAAGGTCGTATTATTCCCATTCATCACCGCATCATGCCTATAATAGAGCAACTACATACTAGCGATTACCTATTCACTATCAGCTACACATCATTCCGTAAGCATTTCCAGGATATTATGAAACAGCTTAACTGCAAGCACACTATCCACGATACCAGGCATACATTCGCCAGTTTACTTGATGCGGTTGCACCGCCTAACGCGTTACGTTCCTTACTAGGCCATAAACAAGGTGATATCACTACCAGGGTGTATACACACAAAACCATTCGTGAATTACGTAAAACGATAGAATTATTAAAGTAACTCCCCAGTGGGGGCTAACTTGGTTCTTAAATCAAAATACATATTGTGATGTAACATTGCCTATCAGGTGTAATGTGTTAGTCGCATTATGTTCTGACGACTCCTCAAGTACAAACACAAGAGGCGATGAGTTCTATGTGTCTTGGAACAGTGGTTTCTCAAATAACAACAGAACATCTATCCGTTTTTTAGCTAATCGAGGCAACGCCGGTAACTTTACCTGGCTGTGCGTTGGAATCAGCTAATTACCTACTGCAATGCCGTCGTCCTATAGGCACTTGTTAAACTATCTCCAGTGGGGAACTGGCGGTCAAGATAATGTCACAAAAACGGAAGTAACATTCCCTATTAGATTTACAAGATTATTCATGGCAAGTGCGATTGATGCGTATTGGAGCGGATCGGATACACCAAGATATTTTGCAAACTCTGCAAGCGAAAGCAACAATACAAAAGCTGTATTTGTGGCGAGTGATAGATATGCTGCATCCTATTACTGGTTTGCTCTAGGGATTATTTAATTACCTACCGCGATATATCTGCCCCAAGCCGTAGTTTTATTTAATCCATCTTTCGCCGCCTGAGAATATACTTTAACCCCTGTTCTAGTATGCTCTCTAAACGAATGGACCTGGTTATCAACATTGTTGCCATTCATATCATTACCGACTACTACGTAACACTCTCTATCAAAGGAAACAGGAAATGAAATTGTACCTCCTATTGGTACGTTAGTAAACGCTCCCCACTGGATAGTGAAACCATTCGCAAATTTAACAAAGCCCGCATTAGCATCGAGTTTAGATGCCACGATAGCACCTTGGCCTAGTAAGTTTTTAATTGTAACAAGCGTACTTGCCGGAGAGTCTTTCCAGTTAGCACTACCGAGGATTGCTTTAATTTGGTCTGTAATAGGAGGGTGAGATGAAATATCTGTGTTATGTTGTTTAACTGCTTCTGTTAACTGCTCACGTGTTATCAACGCACCTATATTAACAGTTAGCGATACATTTCCTGTATTACTAAATACCATTCCGATGGTTAATTCTTGAGATACAACTACTGAGCCACTTTCTGCCGGCATTCTGTCCGGTTCAGGGTCCGTAAGGTATGCATATAATATTTCACCTTTATCAGGATCTTGTGCAAATAACCCGATTTCAGACATTCGGAATGCTTCGTGTACGCCAGTATTGGTTATAACTGTATCAACGCTTACAATTTTACCTTCTAGCTTAACTACAAAATTAGTAGTCTCCCATTTAGAGGAGATTACATCAGTTAATGCCAATGGATTCGTTGCATTAACACCACTACCGACTTTGATTTTCGTGAATGTCAGTTTAGTCTTACCTGCATTTACCTTTGCTTGCAAAGCAGCACCAACATCAGTCATGGTTGCATTTGACCATTCTGCCATATATTCCTCCTATCTAACGCTATTATCTAGCGCTACATTAATCTTCGTTTTCTTTGATTCAACTGTGTAAGACGTTACATGGGTATTCAAATTAATGTGCCATGCATTCGTAAAATCACACTTGATATTCACTTTCTTAGACACACCGCACCACCCAGCGAAATACTTATTGAAATTAATTCGTCGAATGAATTCAATACCCTCTAACCAGGATCGTACATTCTTGGCGGTATTGATAGCGCGTATAAGCCTAACAATATCCGATTTACCGGTTAATGGTGCTGTAATAAGCGTAACTTTAAAATAATAAGGCTTGCCATCATACTCGAACCATTCTGCTATTTTCGAATCAGAATATATAGCCTGTACAGCCTTTTCGACTGCGTATGGTGTACCTTTATGGCGGTGAATATCAATTGAATTCTTCACTAGTTCACGCTTAGTTGCTATTGGTAATCCACTATCGTAATCATCTACATGTAATTGATACGCTAAATGATCAATGACACTCTCAGATTCAGTATCAACGGATGACCACAATAGCAATGTATTCGTATTCATGAATTCGGCTAACGCATCATCCCACGTTTTAGCAAGGGCTTTAATTGGCTCCTTATCGATTGAGGAGGGAAGATGTTCTGAACTGGTATACTTACTATCACGTATCATTCTTCCTCACTTCCTGCAAGCACTACGGCGATTGTATTGGCTACTGCCACACCGCTTTGTTCTGCAATCGGAGTAAATACAGGGGCAGTCACTTCAACGCGTTTAATTCCAGATACATCCATGAGCATTTGCACCAATCGACTAGGCACTATATCACGGCCTAATTTAGATTTTTGCCAAATTACATAGTCATTGACGGCTTTATCTGCCTTAGCTTTTACCACTGTGGCATCGGCACCTTTTTCAATGTAGTACTTAGCATTGATGTTATATTGCGTATTAGTAGGGGCTAATACAGTTAGCTTATCTGTTAACGGTCTACGTTTCTTATCAGACAAATAATCCGTAATAGTCTTAAGCAATTCTTGCTCTGGAATACCACCGCCAGATAGTAATGGATAGATATTAACTTCCCCAGGATGTGGAGAGGATACACCTACATCGGCCACGAGGTGTGATGCAGATTTTGTAAAATACTCATAAGCACCTTCAGGGCCTGCCACGGAGAATGATTCAGGAGCCTCATGAATACGTTCACGATAGGCTTCGTCATCCTCTGTATCAGAGCCACCTTCAGATAAAGTTATATTACGCATCGTATCCACAAATGCTATAGGGTCAATAATTGTACTTATTTCACCTGGTTTAAACCCATTACCTTGTGCGCCTGTACGTTGTGCTTCTGCTTTTACGGCCCCATTGAGTTGACCTGGTGGAATTACCAAATTCTCAACAGTAACAAAATATTCGCCACCTGCTGTGGATATTTTTGTACCTTTTGGAATAATAACAGAGTTCGTACGCACTGCTGACAAGGTAGCTTGGATAGTCGTAGTTGCTTTTGTTGCCCGCAATCGCTCAACGGCAGCAGGAACAGCTCCAACGTGATCTAAATTATCACCTTCTGCATATGCTAACAGATTTTGTTTCGCTGCATAATTGGCATCGTTTAATAATCGGATAATAATTTCCGAAATTACATTTAAAAATAAAGTAACAGGGTCGCCCTCTCCCAAGGTTCGCCCGGTTATTGTTGTGTAAATATCAAATACCTTTTGTTGAACGTGTTCTTTATCTGTGTTAAAGAATTCAACATTAGGTAAATCAGATAATCTCATACAGTCACCATCACTTTCGGAATCAACGCCCCATTATGTGTGGCGGTAAATGATATATCACTAATTTTGGCACGTGGTTCGTACCGTTTAATTTGTTGAAATATGTCATTAGATAGATGAGCTTGAGCTTGATGGATAGGCATATCAATAATACGGCCATCAATACCAAACTCCCTATCTAGTGGCACACTACCACGAACAGTAGAAATAATCGTTTGCACATTTTGCAAAATCTCAGCAACTTCACTTTCAGGTGCTAGCGATATTCTATTGTCCGTAACTGGCTTAATTTCATACGTTGCTGACATAACTAGAACCTCCGTAATATCGTATTAACCTTATTAAATGTATTACCATATTTATTAAGAAGAGATTTTTCCTCTACGGTGTTCTTGTCCGGATATTCTTCAAGGGTTAGAGATACCTCAATGGATTGTGTCTTACCGTAGGCATCTGTGAATAGATTATCTTCGCTCATAGACATGATTACAAAGTAGTTTTGACTAACAGGCTTACCACCGATAATAAACGGCAATACAGCCCCTGTATCACGATAATTTCGCAACTTCTTAACGGTACTATCCGGAGATTGTCCAAGCGATGCAGAAATAAGAATTTTACAAGTGATTTGTTCTACATCCGGCCCACTAAATTGTTTAACCGGCTTTTCTAACATCAGATTGTGCTTCTCCCATCTAGCACTACCTGAACGCGTTACGTCAGATACAGTGAGAACATTGTCTAATGCGGTATAGAATACTATATCCGCTAAATATCCGATATACATCTATACCTCCTATTTTGGCCCGGCTGTTGTAGAACCGCCAGACACTACACCGCCATGCACATGATGAACTAAGGAAATACCATTAACCACTACATCACCACTACTTGCATTGATTGATAAAGTGCCTCCAACATTAAGCGTCATATCTCCAGGAACAGTGAGCACACGTTTACCATTATCTGCTCCACCTGGAGTTGGATCCGCACTACTAAAGAATGTTCCAATAATGAATCCATCAGAAAAGCCACGACCAGACCGATTTGGTAGCATAATGCATAATACCTGGTCGTCAATAGCTGGCATCCAATAATCCTTATCGTGTGCTGCACCTCGATTAATGACAGATAACGGCGCTGTTACAACACCTTCTCTATCAAGGCGTGTAACAACGGCTTTTCCTTCTTCAGGAATTGTACTTGAAACATTTCCAATGAATATCATATCTGCTAATGCAGATAATATATCAGTAGCCATTTAAACACCTCCTTACATCAATCGACGTTGAATAATTGGCCCCTAATGTATGCGTTGCTTTCGTAATTAAATAATTACCATCGAACACCCCAAATCCTTCGAGCTTAACAGTAACCGATGCCATAATAAGAGGATTCCCAGGGAAACTAAAAGACATTGTATCCGCTTCTTTATTAGCTTCTCTAAGCTTCTTCTTAGCCAGTCTAGTTGCCTCGGCCTTGTCTTTTACCTGCTCATTAACTTCCAACACAGCAAGGTACGTATGCCCCTTACGGTCAGGATCTTCAAACGTATCCTCAATCACAGTTTTCTTATCCTTATCTGTATATTTCACATGGCATGCTCGATATACTTCACGAGTTTTACTCTTGTACGAATAAGATATTGCCCTAGTAATGATCAAAGGCGGTTGTTCACCTTCTTTAGTTTGTACAGGTTGATATTGACCACCTGGTCTACGAATAATGACTTTAGGCTTTACATTTTCGTATTTGTAATCATCGAATATAATCAACTGTTCAGTGGATACCTTAAGAGAAAACCCCGCATCATTGCAAAGTTTTTGCAAAAATGCGAGGTCTGATTCAGCACTTTGAGAGGCATCTTTTAACGGTGGGTCAAAATCTGCATCCCACAATAGCTTTAACTTATTATCTTTCGCTTTCTCGGTAGCAATCGCTTTAAGCGTTGTATCTTTCCACGATTTGTCTTTCTTTTTCTCCCGTAAGTCAGTGCTACCGATAATAGCAACACCTTTGATTTTGACTACATCCGGAAGGCTACTTCCTTCGAATTCATCAATTTCAAATTTGCCGATTGGTAACGTAAATTGTTCATCCCTTAATTTCTCCCATGCTACGGTATTAATAGCGACTTCTAGTAATGATCCTTTTACAGGATACCAATCACCGACCCATAGACGTCCCCTATCCTCTAATGAGATAGCCACGTCATCTACAGTTCCTGAAAGGTTATCTGTGAAAGTTACATCGAGAAGATATTTACTAATATCGTCGGTGATGTCTTTTGACTCCTTACTCCCCCAATGTTGGTAGCCGATTGTACACCATGCCCGCCGTGCTAGTTTCGTTTGTGGTGTTAAATCTTTCTTCCATTTTTGGACCTTAGCTAGGCTCTTTTGTAAGCTCATGTACTATCGCCTCCATGGTGGTAAGAATTCAGGTAAGGAATCAGCAGGAACATCTGGGCATGTTAATACAACACCTGCGGAAAATATCGCCGTATTACGGTGCTTTTGATTGGCTTCTAACAATAAATTGATGTATCGTTCGTTACCATACACCTTATAGGCTATTAAATCCCACATATCCCCTTGTATTGTCGTATAGCTAGTCATAACTCAACCTCCGTTGCCCAGTGGTATAGCTACGCATCATTTGTTCAAATTCACGCATTTTAGCGTCTAATGCTGACATAATATCATCAGTTGAACCATTACCTGCGTTAATGACAGGTGCGAATGTGATTTGCACAGGCGATCCGCTATTACTACTAGCTGAAGTCTTAGGTAAGCTAGGGGCTAAGGATACAGTAGGTGCTGCAGCAGTCTGCGCCCCACTCACACCTAGCATCCGTCCAGCCTTTTGCCATAAATTCATCGCATTAGCACTACCATCAATAGGGACAATGACTTCAGGATATCCGGCTTCACCAATCAATGCAACTTCTGGAGATGTAATTACACCACCATTAGCATACGCATTACCTCCAGCGGCGGAAACACCAACTGTGAAACCTCCACTAAATTGGGCCTTAATACTTGCCCACGCACCTGCAATTGCGTTAGATACCGCACTCGGAATTTGACTTACCCAGTTTACCACAGCATTATAGGCATCACTGGCCCATTGCTCTGCGGCCGCTACAAACGCTGCTCCGGCTTCTGCACAGGCACTAGGTAAGTTCACGAGGAAATTAATAACATCATTAACTAAATTACTAATCCAAGAAGTAGCTGTAGCATATGCTTCAGAAGCAAACGAGATAACCGCCGCTACGAATTCAGCACCCAATGTAATCATGTACGTAGGTAAATTAATTAGGAAATTATAAATCCCATCAACCATAGCCCCAAAAGTAGTAACTGCAAAGTTATAACATTCAGTGGCGAATGATACTACGGCAGATATAACAGCAGTACCAACTTGTACCATAATCGCTGGCAATCGCAAAATAATGCCTATAATAAATCCTACAGCCATACCAATATACGTTGGTAAGTTAAGCCATAAATTTACGTAGGCTATTATTGCCGCTTTCAATGCATTAAACACGCTTAGCCCAATTGATAATAGGCCATTTATCACAGTCATAATTCCAGATATAATGGCGCTCCATGCAGAACTTAAAGCAGAACACACGCTATCCCATATTGAACTTAGCCCGGAGCATACGCTATCCCAAATAGATGTTAATGTAGCACAAATCGTATCCCAGTTAGTTACTAATAGGTATATCGCTGCAATAATCGCCATGATAGCAATTACCCATGGTCCTCCTATTAATGCGCCAGCGGCTTTAAAGGCACTCGTGGCCGTTTCTACACCTTTAAAAGCTGTAGTGATTGTAGTAATACCAGATGCCAATTTTGTAGCAGTACCATATAGTAAGGCCAATTTCAATCCGTTTGTTACTACGGCTGCAATAGCTTCCTTATTATCCTTCATGAACGTTACAACGGTTTGTAATACCGGTATCAGTGCCGGTAATATTTGCTGGGCAATCGGTATAAATGCCTGTGCCAAGCCTAATGCAACCTGCGTAGCTTCCGCTTTCAGGATGTTCATCTGTAGCCATATTTCATGAAGTGATTTAGGATCTATACCAACACCCTTTATTTGTGATGCGGCCGCTTGTGCATCTGCATAGTTTTCAAATACTTTAGTAAGCTCCAAGCCTTTGGCGCCTAGTGTTTCAAGCATGAATTCTTGCCCTCGGCCTTGTGCTACCGCATTTTGGTAGCCTTTAGCCATTGCGTCCAATTGTTGGTTCATAGGCAACAACTTGCCATTTGCATCAGTTAAAGATACTCCAAATTGACTGAGGTACCCCTGCAACGCTTCGGCACTTTTACCACCGCCGGCCAAGGTCTTATCCATTTTAGCGAATGACTTAGCCGCCGCTTCTACATCCACACCGCTTAACGTCATGATCTTCTTAAATTGCGATGTTTCAGCAGTTGTCATATGTAGTTTATTTGACAATTGGTATAGCGCCTCGCCCGCATTTACAACGTTATCTATAATTGCACCAATACCAAAGCCACCGGCTGCGACCATAGCGAAATTTGCAAGCTTTCCTGTGACTCCGCTTACTGCGGCACTTGCACCCTGTGCGGCTGATGCTGCACCTGCTAAAGGGCTTGCACCTCCCATTTTACTGATTGCATTTTGATGCGCAGTCTGACTTGCAATATTAGACCTCAACTGGGCCTGTCTTTGTAACATAGAATTCAGTTTTTGCTCAGCGGCAATAGCCGCATTCCTGTCACTAACATTCCCCGACTTTTGTGAGATAGCTTGCAGTTTTCTGTATTGTGCCTGTTGGTCCTTGATTGCGTTTGATAGTTTGTTGAGTTCCTGAGATGCTTTTGATACAGAGGAAGATAACCCGCCGTCGAGTTTACCTTTAATGGCAATCGCCATTTCTAAGACTTTATTGGCCATTATTTTCTCCCTTTCATCGCTTTATTCTCACGCTCGATACCATCACTAATGAGCTGAACGTGGACTATGAACTCATCCACGTCTAGCTCTCGAATAAAGTAATCCATTGACGTGCTTGTGTATTTACTACACGTAATCGCACACCCTGTAAAATACCTTTCTAGGTCAGTTATTTTTCGGAATTGAGCAAAAAATTCTGTACCTCTAAGCACACTCTAGTAAAATCAGCAGCCGGAAGACTATAAATATCATCCACTTTACAGCCACATGCAGCAGCTGCTACATGTGCTTGATACGTCATGGATAATGCAGGAACTGTGATAGTTCTATCTTCATTCTTTGCAGACTTCTCACATTTAATTAATGTATAGCCGCTGATTCCTTCAAATTGTAAGGAATGACCTGCTTTTACTAATTCAATACCAGTTGTTTCGTTCATAGTACTTTGTTTACTCATTAGTGATCGTCCTTTCTACAGACTAAATACCGAGTGCAGCACGAACATCGCCAAGGAAGTCAGTGCCATCAGAAATAGAATCCTTATATGCGTATTTATCGATTTCACGAACTACCTTACCGTTTTGTTCTAATTTCAAATATGTGGTTTCGATTGTGTTCGTTGCATCAATAGTATTGCCAGATTCATATGTGCCATTTTCTTTAGATTTAGCACGGCCACGAATAACAGCACGTGTAGGCACAATTACATATTTATCTTTACCGCTATCCCAACATTGGATAGCACCGCGTACTTCTAAGCGCACGCCACGTCCACCTGTAAGGCGGTGTGTAGTTTCTGTTGGAGTGTTCCAAGTAAGTTTAGTTTCCATAGAAGAGTAGTGCCCAATAACTGGCGCTTCTACTTCACCTGCTATGCCCACACCTTTTACAGTTTGAGTCATTACAGATTCACTAGGTAATTCTACTTTGGCAACACCTAAGCAGTTGTCAGAACCTTCTTCATATACACGGAAGTCATTAAGTACTTCCGGCACTTGGTTGATAGATGCCATGATTAATTACCCCTTTCTATACTGTTTGAAATAATGTTTTGAAATAGGAAACATCGTATTCAGAAATACTTTCAATTTCTTGCGCTGGAATTGGAGGCGTACGGTATTTATGGAAGCGAATAATACCATTCAACAAGTCTGTTGTAGGGTTTTCTGCTTCTTTAAATTCAATACGACCGCCCAAAATAAAGCCACGAGAAGTAAGACCGTTAAGACGAATTGTTTCACTATCAAGAATTGTTTTGATATTACGCGGCAAAATAGGCATATCTACTTTTTGCCAATACGTTAAGATGAATGTTTGGTCATCCCAATCATTGAAACGGCGTACACAAATGAACGTATCCTTAACATCAGTTGTGCCTGGGTATGCGCCTGTATAGTTGCCCCAAGATACCCAACCGTTGATGTTAACGGCCGTCATAATACCTTGAGAGTTCAATAAGTTCGCTTGGGAATGGGTAAGCATAACTTCCTTACCATTAGCCAAACATAAACCTGTGATGTTCATAGATTTATTAGAAGGGGATAGTGTAGGAATATCGCTATTAGATGCATCGCATTTACCCATAATGCCCATAATATGCGTAGACATATGGAATACATAGTCGCCATTGCGAACTTTTGGCCAACATACGACTTCGGATTCGCCTGTATAGCTATTACCTTTCTTCCATTCATAAGCATCAGTGTATTTAACAACTTGCGTAGTATCGATATCAACTAATGTTGTCGCTCTAAATAAGTTGTTAATAACACGAGATTTTGCCTTCATAACGGATGCTACTGTAGGATTTTGAGAGAATCCCGGTGCAGCAATAAGGCCCGGTACAATGCCGAAATGATGATAAATTGTATCAATCAATTCAAAGCCGGTTGCTTTATCGTCGCTATCCACCCCGCCGATTACATTTCTATAATCAAAGTTTTCTACATCAAGTTCATCATAAGTAAGGTTCAATGTAGTAGCTGTATCAAACTTTCCACCTTTTACAACAGAGATAACCAATTGATTTTTGTCATCAAATGCTGCCGTGTAATCTGTGTTAGCTACACCTGTTTGACCAGCACTAGCTACTTTTAATGTATTAAGCAATACTGCCGCTTTTACTACACATTTCTTTTCTGCCAAGGTAGCAGTTGTTGTAGTGGATTTCTTATGCTTAGCAGGATCCAATACATTAACAAATACGATTGGCGCTACACCATACAATTTGAATTGTGCGTACATCGCTTCACATAATGTGAAATGTGCCCAATCTTCAGAGTAGCCAAGTTGTTGAACAGCTTCTTCCCAGCTGTAGCAGATGATTGGCTTGTTGACTACCGCACTAGGGTCTTCTGTAAGGTGTACAGGTGCAGTACCGAACACAACTGGAAGGCCGGCAGTAGTTTGGACAGGAGCAATTACAGAGGTAGCTTGCTCACTTGTTTTGACGCCATGATAAAAGGCCATTTACTTCACTCCTTTATAATTTTTCAATGCGTTTACATAAAATACATTTAATTGTGTACCTTGTGTTTTGACGTCAATCATTGCCTGATTAAGCTCGTCTAAAGGCACGAATAAATGCATAAAAATAGGGTCTTCCGCTTCCGGCAGTGGTGCACCGTCGCTAAATACCATGAATTGGTTTAACCGGCTACTGCGGAACGAAGGCCCAACATATACAACAGGGTTCATCGTTGTCTCCTATTCAATTACTTTGTTATCCGTGAATATCTTATTTAGATTCCTACGAATAACAGGAATATACACTTCAAATTCAAGATACCCAACCCATTGAGGGTATGGTTGATCATCAGGAATCGTTGTATTAATGGTATTCTCCTTAATTTCATATTTAAGTGCTACCGGATTATCAGATAACAACCGCTCACGCACTACCTCTAATAGGTGATATAGTCCGACATGGCCTTCAGTTAAGGCTTCATCATAAGTAGTTACCAATACAGTAATACCTACCGTCGAACTATCTGCATCACTAACAGAGTACGGATGCACTACTACGGCCGGACATAATTTGCGCTTGTCTTCATTCTTATCCACTCTTGGTAAGAAACCGCTCCATACTCGAATAGGTCTTTCGGTAACATCACTGTTTTCATTCAGCTTTCGTAACTCATTCATGAGATATTCAGCAATACCATCTGATACATCTAATGGCGTCATTAGTTACCTCCTATCGCGCGCTCTATTTCGTGATATAGGCGCTTTTCATACATTTCCATGCCTTCTTTTTGCATGGCATTCATAACAGTTTCATTACCAAACATTTGCGGTAAAGCTGGTCCATATATCCCCTTTAGTGGATATCTGTCCTTGCCTTGGCGTTTCATAAAGATGCCGGAGGCGCTAACAAAGCCGTTTGGTACCTTTGTTTCTGTACCTTTTTTAATCGATACAAACACGCCTTTTCGCTTAAGTGATTTAATTTTGAAGTACTTTTGAGCGCTAGTAAAGCCACCTTTGATACGCATTTCTGTGCCATCATTTAATTTATTGATAGATACACCGGACTTTACAACCGATACACCTTTGATAGCATAGATATTGCGTAGTGCTTGCGTGCCTGCTTTTCTTGCAGTTGTTGCTGCACGCTTTGATGCGGCTTGGCAGACACGTCGAACTCTATCTTCTTTTAACGTTTCCAGTGCTTTTTCAATTGTTGCCACTGCACTTTTATCAAGTTCTAGCTCAACCATCCGTCAACACCGCCTCTAGCTTCTGCTCTTAATTCAATGGATACTAACCCATCTTCTTCCATTGCACTTTGAACGACGTAAACGTCTCCGTCTAATCGGAATACGTTCCCCTGTGATGGAATTTCAGGGATGTCCTTTAATTTGCAATGCACAAATACAGACACCCCGTGCAATCCGTCATTTGATACGTGAGAGCCATTCGACAAGAATGACTCTCTCGCCGTTGGCGATTGAATAACCGCTTTAGCTACTGTGCCATTTAGATCATGCCCTTCGGCGAATTCGTCCTCATTTAGGAATACATCGTCAATATCGCTTTCTAGGTAATCTCTAAATCGCATTATTTTTTCACCGTAACTTCCGCATCAACTTCAGGTAATTCCATTTCTTCTTCCGGTTCATCTGGAACGACTTCCAATGGCTTCGGCGCTTCAATAGGATCATCTTCAGCAGATTCAAACTTATCAGATTCAAGCAAGGACAACGCGACTGCTTTCTTTTTGATATCGACTACTTCGCCCTTACCATACATCTCGCCTTCGTGTGCTAAATAACCCTTTAATACTCTGATTTTCATAAGTAGGTTACCCCCTATTTAGTCTTAATAGTAGCCCAATCGTCGATAGTTTCAGGAATCAATACGCAACGGGAATATACAGACAATGTTAATTCTTGTGTAGCTTTATTAGCATAGTAATAAGGTACATAAATACCTGCATATGTTGTGAATTGGTTGTCATCGTTAAGCAATGTTACTGCTGCATGTTGTTGACGGCCACGGCCAGGTACACCTAATACTGCAGCATCATCACCGATAAAGGATTTTACCTTACCTTCATCATCTTGATATGTTTCAAGATATGCATACACATCAATGTTCAAGGACATAATACGGCCAACATATCGAACTTGTGGAGATAAGTATTCAGGCGCAAAGTTAAACATTGTCATGTTTTCACGATTAGGAATAGCCAACATCTTGTTGATAGATGCGTTATCAAGAATATATTTTTCAACATTCTTACCAACAACTAATACAGTTGGTACGATTCCTGCGTTTTCCTGAATTTTTTCGGACGCCATTTTCAAGTCGCCATAAATATCGGCACCAGCTTGGTCCCATGCAGTAGTAGGTGTGATGTCTTGTTCAAATTCAAAATCAATTTCATCAGTTAGAACAGTCGCACCGTCATCAGCATAACCTTCGATTTTGCATTTACCAGTGGTAAGCAAATCGGCCGCCATTTTATTTTTACGATTGATGATTGTGCCTTGCAAATAAGACAAATCTTCAGCTTGCATTTGTGCCGCACGTTGCGCAGGTGTCATTGTAGATACAATATTTTCCGCAAATGCACGTTGGTCAAGTTGCTCAGGATCAATTACTGTACGAGGGCCCATCATAGGCGCTTCATATAAAGCAATTTTAGAGCCGGCACGTTTAACATTTACACCAGATGCGCCACGAGATACAAAAGGTGCTAGAGTGCGACCACGTTTACGAGTTTCTACTGCGATTTTTTTAGAAGTTGCAACTGCCGGAACTTGTGGGAAGAAAGTATCAAGCAAGAAACTTGCCGGAGTTTTCATTCGTTCTACAGCTTGCATTAAAGATAATGTATCTTTGAAATCAATTGCCATTATATAGTTCCCCCTATTTAATGCTAGTTAAGAATAAGTGAGCGTCTTTAAAATCCGCTTCATGTTCATTAATTTTGTAAGCTTTGTCAACTACCAATACTTCTCGATTAAAGCGACCAGAGACATATACAGTCACTACATTGTGATTAGTAGTTGTAGTAGTGTCGGATACCACGATGCCCGCAGGTTTACCGCTTGCAATTTTTTGGAATGTGCCAGCGTTATTTTCAAGAACTTGGCCACGTTTGTACTCACCAACTGCTGCTTTTACATTTTGAGTTAATACAGGCACACCGCCACCACCTAATAGGTAATCAGCTGCGACGCCATTTACTTGTTCGAAATACGCCATTATTTACCGCCTTTCTTAGCATTTGCAAATGCTACAACTTCATCAATTGCACTAGCTTTAGCTACTGCATCATTGGTTTCTGGTGTAGATGCACCTTGAGGTACCACTTCATCCGCACCGGATTCCATTTGATCGATAACCAATTGTCGAATTTGGTCGACTACTTTGTTATCAGTTACAGGAATATCGGATACGGCGGAGATGAAAGGTGTTACTTCATCTACAGTTTTACCTTCTTTAACAGCCACATCTACTAAACGATTGACAACTTCATTGTTCCCTTTTAGTGCGTTTAAGGTTTCAACACGTTCACGTTCTGCTGTTACTGCTGCATTTTCCGCAGGTTCGTTTGTAGAAATACCGAGCAAACCTTTTAAGCTTGCCATGAATTGGTTTTCAGTCATAGGTTTCTCCTTATGTTTTAAAAATTGTTTGATTTTGGCTTCATTTTTGGCCGAATATTTGCAAGATACTTTGTTAACGATAACCATCCCATTATTCATGACAGCCCTATCAGTAATCGCCGTGTCTACTTCATCAATTAGGCCGTAGGACTTCGCCTCATCCGCTGTGAGCCACGTTTCGTCATCCATAAGGGTATTTATCTGCTCAGGTGTCAAAACATCGCTACGACTTAGATAAACATTTGCAATGGTTTGTTTAACACTTTCCAAATAATTCGCCATTTTAGTTAGTCCGTCTGCGTCAAAGCTGTCGCCTAAAAATACAGATGGATTGTGAATCATGTACAGAGCATTGCTTGGCATGATTACCTTATTAGCCGCACATGCAATAATTGTAGCTGCACTCGCGCATAAGCCATCAATGTGTGCTGTTACTTTTCCAGCATAGGCTTTGATCATATTGTGGATAGCTTGTGCCGCGAATACGTCACCACCTCCAGAGTTGATGCGCATTGTTAATTCATTACCATTACAACTAGCTAAATCCCTTGCAAACTCACGTGGTGTAATTTCATCGCCCAACCAAGAAGTATCAGAAATATCACCATATAAAATCAACTCAGATTGGCCAGTACCATCTTGCTTTACAAAATTCTTAACAGACCAAAATTTATTCATCCTCTTCACCTCCTTTCGCTTCAGATTTAGAGCCAACGGAAGGATTACCCGCATCAGCTAGCCCCATGCCGTATTTCTCCATGAGTTGCTTTTCAAATGCAAGTTGTGCAATGTTTTCTTCAAGGTCTGTCCCTGTCATTTCAGCCGCTTCACGTTCACGAGTGGAAACTCCATTTTCAACGCGAAGTGTACTACCATTCATATCCTTAACTGGGTCAAGGATGGACATAGTCGGACCAAACCAATCAGCATTGCACCATGCTTTTCGAATCAATGGATCATCAAAGAAACCAGGCGCCTCTATCCGTCCAGTCGCTACAGCTTCCATTAACCAAACCTCATAGATAGGCTGACAGAAATCACGAGCGAACCACTTGCGACGTAGTTTATATTCTTCCCAAGCCTGTAACATTGCTGCACGGCTTGCAGAATACGAGGAGTTGAAGTTCTTCATCAATACTTCGTAAGGCTGGTTAAGTGCAGCACCTACTTGTTTGATAAGTTGGGTACTAAATACTTCAAAAGTAGATTGAGCGTTGGAGGCATCCACACTCTTTACATCCACCCCTTTCGGTAAGGCGTTTAATGTGCCAGGCCCTAGGTTATACTCTGATACATCAACTACTGGTTCTGTTGGATCATCAACGCCATTATCGGCCAACATATCATTTAACGACCCTGAGTTAGTAACGGCTTCAGTAAAGAATAATGCGAAATACGATTTAATAATGGCAGATGTAAGCTCTGCATTTGTGTACCGATAAACTTGCTTCAATGTTTCAATGACAGGAGCTAAATAAGGAACCCCTCTATACTGCTCCGGTCTAGTATCATTACTAATTTGAAGTACATTAGGAATACTTGTACGCTTTCCGTATGCCTCAACCCTTGCCCACGCAGTTAACAGGCTTGAAACCGGTTCGCCGGGTACTTGATTAGATACCCAGTATGCTACAATTGCGCCGTCAGTATCAATTTCCACCCCATTCAATATGCGATTTCCGTTATCTGAATTAAGTGCTTCAACTCCAGTTGGGTCGCCTGTAGCATACGTTGAAGTAGTGAGCGGGTTGCTTACTCTATTCCCTTCAATTAATTGAAGCCGTAATGTATATGGCATATCTGGCGTAGCAGGCTTACGTCTGAACGCTGTAAAACTATCACCATCAGTAAGATACCCTTGATACGCGATACTTTGCATATCATACAAATTATTTTTGCGATAAATATCACAGTCTTTTGAGTCTGCCCATAAGTCGAACTCTGCACGCACCTTACGTGCCCACGCTCTGGCGTCCTCTGCAGATATTCCCAAGATTTGAAATTTAGGTCTAGGGAATACATTGAGGCCTGCGCCTACGGTATGGGTAGTACTCGTGTTAATCGCAGCCGTGCCGACTGGTGTATTTATGGCTAAATCTGCAGATCTATCCCGCAAAGTTGATAGATTCGCGCCTATATCAGCCTTATAACCTAGTTTTTTAGGATTGTATCCCTTCAATGATTTGTTATTATGAGAGGCACCGCCCTCACTATATCCGCTATTTTGAGCCCTCGGAGTGCCTATTTTAGCGCTAAACTTCTTGTTTTTTCTCGCCATTTTAGCCTCCTAATCTCTAAAAACTACCCGTTTTGACCTGTTTCCGCGCCCATTATCAGTGTCCATATCTGGTAATTTAGCACCCCTTGCCACTAAATCATCAATCATTTTTCTTACTTCAGCCAAATTTGCCCTTGTAAGAGTGCGATTTCCGATTGTATAGCTTTGCCCGGTCAATATTGCTTCCTCAGCTTTGACGTACCATTCTAATCGCACGTCAATTAGCCTTGGCCTTCTTGAATAACTAGTTGCCATACATCCTCCTAAATATCTGCTACTTTACTAGCTCTACGAACGCGTTTCCTCATTGGTTTTTTCCGCGGACTGGTCACTGTTGTAGTAGAATGGCCTCCGCCTTTGACTACTTCCGCCAATCTATCCCAATCAGGATGGATTGAGTTCATACAAGCTAGGTTATATACACGTAAATCCAATGGTTCATTACGAACCCCTGCTGTAGGTTCCCATATTTCATGGATAACGCCCTTACGTTTTACTTTCTTTTTGTGTTCTGAAATAATCCCCTTGAAATACAGTTCGTCGTACCCTCTTGTTCCTAAGAATTCTTCATCCAACGGAAAATGAAAGTACTTAGCACCAGGTTCATCAATGGCTAACCGGTTCATTACCTGTTGTTTCCCATCGTCAACACCTAGCATTACAAGCGGAATCTTACTTCCTGAAGCTTTACCAATTTTATAATTTAACGGTATACCAGGTGTTCCGGCCGTACCTTTGATGGCAAATCGTTGCTTACTGAAGTTCTTTTCACAATATTCATATACTTTTGATGTGTAGTGACCGCCAGAATCAATAAAAGCACGGGCTACTTTAAGCCCTGTACCGTTCTTAAATCGGTACACTTTATCAAGCACCGCATCAAGTGCATCCCATGTTGCTTTATTATCAGGCTGACCTAAGATAACGCCCTTACAGATTCCCCAACATTCTTCACCATATCCCCAACCGGTGATTTCATACTCTAACCGATTGTCTTGTGTATCGACGGCACCTGTTAGCAGTAATACACCATCAGGAAGGTCTGCGCCGTACTTTTCACGGCGCCTAATGAATTGTTGATAGTCTTCAAAGGCACCTTGCTGCGCGTATGACTCGCCGAAACGTGTATTCATAACTACCTTTTCACGAGTAGGGTCGCCTTTAGCCTCTAGCCATTCCCTCATGATGTCATTCCAGGTTAGCCATGGAGAAGTAAATCCATTTACAAAAAAACTGCGTATGCCATTGTGCAACGCAGCAGGGTTTTTCGATATGTACTTTTGAGGAACTTTCCGCATTTCATCTTCAGAGAATGTTGACCCACAATCAGGGCATCGCCATTTCACATCGCTAACTATAACAATCTTCCGACCTTTAGCGTCCTTATGTTCCTCTGTCTCACATTCCATTTCAGTATGTCGTATCAAATGGTACTCACCACAATTAGGGCACTCATGTTGCCACTCTTCTTGTGTTCCTGTTTGATACTCTACATCGATTCGTGAGCTACCTTCATTAGTTGGTGTGGAAAATAACCCCATGACCCTATTCCAGAACGTTGTCATACGTTTGGCGGCAAGGTCTACCGGGTCACCTTCTGTGCCAGCGCTATCCGGGAAGCGGTCCACTTCGTCCGCTAGTAGCACACGTACAGGACGTGATGCCAATCCCGCCGGACTGTTCGCTCCACACATAATAAGACGTCCGCCAGGGAATAACTTAGATAAGATTGTGTTCTTACCATCTCGTGTCTTGGAGCCGTCTTCTGATTTTGTTTCATAAAATACTTGTGAAAGTACTTTCGTATCACGGATCATCGGAGAGATACGAGACTTTGAATAATCTTGAGCCAATTCGATAGTCGGTTGAATCATCATGACCGCGCATGGGTCAAGATGAGCGTATCGTCCTAGAACATTATTCATTATGTCCGAGTTATGAGTAGGAATAAGATTGCGGCCAGCTAGGAATAAATGTGTTGGACTATCGACTTCGATACATACTGTTGCACGATTCGTAACAGGTGTTACGGATACTATTCGTCTGCTAAAAGTTTCGTGTATCCATACTTTCGAATTTAACCAATAAATAATTTTATAAATTGATTTTGTTTCTAAGATAAAAGCACCATCAGTATCTACATCAACATACCAATCATGATTTTCATCAGCAACAACAACCGCTCCATCTGAAAACTTAACTTCATAACAAGGTCTGTTATTCCACACTTCACTAACTGCTAATATTCGAACAGGATTACCATTTTCATCGAAGACTTGATCATTAGTAGTTAAGTCGCCCATGCGTTTCCAACCGGTAGTTGTCATAATTGGCGTTTCTATATCAAGAGCCTTCCCGACCTGTGACGCTGACTTAACCACTACCCTATTAATACCAGGTTGCGTAAAAGCATCCATAATATCCTTTTGGTAAGGGGCTCTACTCGTTTTCCAGCGACCTGGTTCAGCAGAAAGGCCTTGTGATAGCATGCGATAATCGTCAGCCCATTGGCTAACACTAGTTTTAGGTAGTGGTTTTAGCCCCATTTTAGAGGCATATTGCCATAATTCTTTTGCCGTTTTCATGCTATCACCTCCTTTTTTGCACTAAAAAAGCGCCTAATTTGGCGCATTATCATCATCTAATTCATCGTTATCCATGAATAATGACGGCGTATATTCACTTAATTCAGATAATTTATCCTCAATTTCTTGCGTTAACAAGTTATATGCTTCCTCTTTTGTCACATTCTGTAGTTGTGGCGCCAGTTTTGTTGGTAACCCTAACAATTGAGTGCGCAAATTGACAAGCATTTCTGTCATAACCTGTTCTACAGTATCTGCTGAGTATACTTCGCCGTTCATTTTGGCTAGTTTCAACTCAGCAATCTTGCGTTTCGCACGTTCATTTTTGGCCTTTTCAACCTCGAATACCGCATCATCGGAACTACTTACCTCTTCAGCAACGGATTGCCCCTTATATTTGACATAATTGATAACGGATTTGATAACCAGGATATTATTCTTTTCATCAGTAGCTAAAACCCCTTCTTGGAGCAGTTGCGAAACACGTTGGCGCGAGAGCCCAAGTGCTTTTGCCAGGTTTGACTGCGAGGCCGTTGCCGTTTTCAAATCATCTGTAATTTTCACTTATCAATCAGCCTCCTTTCATTACCTGTATCACTAGCAAGGTCATAAAAAATTTAAAATCTAGGGAATTTTTGGGGTCTCGGCCACCGCACGCTTTCAATTTTCTCCAGAAGAACCTACAAAATAAATTTACTCAAAAATTCAACGAAGCGTGTAATTTTTTTAAATTTATTTTTTATTATTTAGCGCGGGTACTGCCACAAAAGCTATCTTAATACACCTTTATTTTGCCTATATTTACCGCACTCCTTATGAACCTTTGCGGTTTTTGTTTTTACTAACGAATGTGATGGCGCATACGATTTACACATGTGATCAATGTGAATTCCATTAGCCTTGCACCAACCTTTCACATTATTTAGGCACCTTCTCTTTTCACAATATACATCAGTCAATCGCATTCACCTCACCTTCCCAAATTTGCATGCAAAAAGACCACCTAACCATATAGATTAAGTGGTCTTTCTCTTTAGTGTTCTAGGTATTCACTTTGTCGAGAGAGATTATTTCTTTTCCCTATTAACTCACACTATCATTATAAACTGTCAAGAAGGACAGGTCTAGGACAGTTTTGGGACAATTTTCAGGCTAGCTTTGTATTTAGCCCAATAACTCCCCATAGCAATACAGATAACTCTTCAATCCCTCTAGCGATGTAACGTTTGATGGTACGAACATCTGGCTTTTCAGGAAATGATTCTGCAATCTCTTCTAAGGTTTCTCCATCAATATAATACCTGCGCATGCACTCACAATACTTAAATCGTTTATCGCTGCACTTTTCAGCATAGATATCGAGCATGTTATTTACATGTCGCATCATCAATGCTGTTTTTTCTTTAGATTTAACAATCGCATTCACTTTCACAATGCTCTTATCGTCAAACATATCAATCAACAGTTCATTGAGCCATATATCCCCGGCTTGTGTCGAATCCGTGATAGCATTGTCTACATATGACTGTAACTGACTATAATGCTTAAGCAGCTTGATCGTGTTGTGTCGAAGTTTACGACCTAACTGTGCATTTTCTTGCTTTGCTAATTCATAGTAGGTTTTAGTAGCCACCTCAGTAGCCAACCTAGTAATTTTTTCAATTTCGCATTCATTCAAATGCATCTCCCCCTTTTACGCTTTATTTTAGTCCGTATTGTTTTATTCCAGCTTTATGAAGATTCACTCATTAACACATTAAAACGTTCTTATACATATAAAATTTTAATTTTTATGGCTATTAGCGACTATAGGAATATGCTCATATGTTCTGTAATATGTACAATCACAAAATCATCATCGTCATTTACAATCTCATCAGCTATAGTCCCGATGAATTTCCTATTATCGTTTTCTAGCACTCCTGCAGCTTGTAGTCCATCAAGAATAAATTTCTTAGCAAAAGCTACATTATCAGGATCATGCCTGGTTGATGAGTGCCATTCAAATAATAGGTCTACTTTACCCTTAACAGATTCTATCTGTTGTGATAGACATTGTTCCTTGACTTGCTCGGTGCATTTCTTTTTCATAGCGGCGGCTGCTATAGTCGAACCTCGCTCACAGTCAATATACTCATTTAACGTTGGGAACCGGTTATGGGATTTCTTTCTAAACCTAAACTGACATCGCAGAAGAATCTTCATCGGTGTGACTCTCCATTGAATATAGCCTCTTCATATTCTCCACGTAAGCGGTCGTATATTCTTTGACTATAATTTTCTTCAGTCCAGGTCTCGCTATAATTCGTCGTAAGAATTATAGGCTTCATTCGGTTGTAGCGATCAATAATAACGCTTTCAACCTTAGATGCTACCCAGTCAGACTTCGAATACTCTGCCCCGAAATCATCAAGCAATAACAAGGGAATATTTCTAAGTTTTTGCTCATAGCTCAGATAGGCTACATTGTCACCTTTAGATAAGGTAAGCATGGTATCTAATAAGTTAGGCATAGAAATCATCATACAACCTTTACCTAGTCGCATAGCCTCTTTTAGAAGGCTAACTGCAATAGATGTCTTTCCTGTACCAGCTGGTCCCCTTAATATAAGCCCCTTGCCAGACTCAAGATTTTCTTTTAGGTTATGAGAGTACTCCTTAACCACAGCATAGGCTTCAGTGTTTTCTTTTGGGAAACTACCATGCTTGCGTAACCAGTCGAAATCCATATCGTAATATCGTTTAGGAATTCCAACTGCAGCATACGTAGTATTAACATTCGTTTGGATTACTACTGGTTTATCATAAATTGGATAAAAGAACTCATTTTTTACCGTGTACTCTTTCATACTCTGCTTGCCAGTCAACTTGCTCGTCTTTTCTCGAAGAGCCTCTATTGCTGCTGTTACGTTTAGTGGTTCCAAAATCTTTATTCACCTCCTTTTTTAAATTCCCTGCTGTAACAGTTTCAACATACTTGATACTATTACCACCGTTATCGGCTGTGGTATTGATAGCAACAATAACCCGTTCCTTGCCATAAGACTCAACTAGATCATCTAACCGCTCTTTAATAGTAGGTGATACAACTCCAATTGATTTCATATACAATTCGTAAATGGGTTTATTTTTTACTTCTTCATCTTCAAACATAGATAGAGGGTTTTCATCTTCACGCGCGCGCGTATCTCTCTCTATATTATTTTCTTTTCTT